GCCCTGCGGCGGTGATTACACTAGAATCGTAAAAAGAAAGCGTATTGTTGGTAATATTCAATGTAGAAGACAGGGACATCAAAACTAGATTAATTCCTGCATAAGCCGAAAAAGCGATAGTGGCATCGCCAGTTCCACTTGATTTTGTTAATGTTCCAGAGGCGAGCGGTGCACCGGAAACGGTACCCGAGGTAACCAAAGTGGTTCCGCCAGTAATTGTTTGCAAAACAGTAAAAGAGTTGCCATTATTAGTATAAATCGCCCCCGCTGTCGCATTCGCAGAAGTAACTGTAAATGTATAGCGCGCACCAACAAAAGTTACAGTAGAGCCAAGCTGAATGCCATTACCAAAAATTGTCTGGCCAGTGACTATACCGACTGTAGACCCAAGATTAACTAGCTGATTGGTAGAACCGTCAATATTGCCCGTAGTCACTAGAATTGGCGTAGCATTCGGTATGATACCGTGTGAAATGCTTCCCGCGCCCGTGACTACGGTATTGCCAAGGTCTTCGCGTAGAGTATAGATGGAGCCCAGGTTACTTGCATACCAGTACGGCGTGCCGTTGATTTCCTTGATGCAAGTCATTATGGCGTTCATCCATTCTTTCAAGGAGCCTATATTTTTATCAGCACCAGTGAATGGGTCAGACGCATCGGAAGTCGAAGTAATTGGATTTTCAGTACGTCCTTGTGTCCAAGGATAGGAGTAGAATGGATTGGGAGTCAAACCACCAGTGGCGAGTCTACCAAACATGTACCTGTCATCGGAGATGTCAACCACATTGTTTCCACCGTCCGTCAAAACCGTAGCTATGTAAAGCTGATTAGGCGCGGGAGTCGTAGTGGAAATATTGATTACGAAATTGAGAACTTGCGCTCTTGGCGCCGTTATAGTAGTCTCGGTATTAGAGGTAGGGTTCCAAAGGTAGACTTGAGCGTCTGTAGTGTCGTCAATTACACGAATATAATCGACCGTAACGTAGTTGAGGGAGCTAGGGATGAAAGAGCCCGTAACGTTCGTATTGGTGGCCGCATTCAGCTGTTGGTTGGGAGTGCCTTCGGGAACCATCAGAATAGTGCCTGATTGGCTCGCAGCGATGTGCATGATAGAGCCAGGGTCCACTTGCATCACTAGGCTGCTCGCGGCGTTACCTATGGCGTTTGTCATCAAAATGTTGAAGCCACGAACTATGTACCCTTGGGTCGTATTCGTGACAACTGCTTGAATGAGCTGGTCGAAGTCGTTGGAGACAGCAGACTCTACAGAGCGCATGTCAGGGACATCTACTCGTTGCTGTGAAATCCAATTAACTCTACGTTGGACAGCCATAAATTATACCTTTTCCTCTAAAGAAGTACTCTCATTAAGATTGATGCCTGGTAAAGTGTCTGACTTCCTTATATTGTCCAATGCCCATAAGGGTTGTAAGTTAGTGTAATGACAAGACTTTTTAAATTCCACAGGATTGGACAAATCAAAGCTAGACAAAGGAATTTTATGGTCAACGTGCCACTCACCATAGTTATCCCAAGTCATGCCTGGCTGAAAGTGAGTTTCTAGGTGTTTTTTCAATTCTTCTACCGTACATCCAAGGTCTCTTATGGCCGAACCTGATTTTTGACCAGTTCTCAAAGCCATGTTCAACCTAGTTCGCAATGCACACGAAAGCTTGAAATTAACATCTACTTTTCGTCTTTCTTTGCGATATTCATTTGCGTAAGTAGATATTTTCGTTCTATTTTCCTTACCATATGAGCCGTAACACCCTTTACACACGGACTGATAGTATTTGGACGTTTTGCTACGTTTGTAGAATTCATTCAGGTCTTTTGGGGTCTTACATTGCGAACATCGTTTCATCATAGTTAAGATTAATCTGTTTACTTCCTTGTATATCATATTAAGGTCCAAGGAATCTTCATTGTAGAGGTACTTATGGCACGAGCACGCACGGATAAACATGGACAAACCAGGGAACAGCAGTATAAGAGAGAAAATGACAAGTTAAAATGACAAGTTAGCTCCCTACGCAAACAATTAGCCAGGCTGGACATCGACAGAGTTGATATCGCAAGAGAAGTTATCCAGGAATGCTACAAGGAAGAAAGGGCTGCTGAAGGCAAGGAAATCCTTGAAAACATTAAGAAAGCTTGGGCTTGCAAGGAATGCACCGTTGGCCATTTGGAGATTTTCATATACAACCACAGCGGAAAGACTTGGTATTACAGGGTTTGTTCCAATGCACCCGATTGCGGCAACAGAACTCTGCCAAAGCCCTATGACCCGAATAGCGTACAAGGTATTGTAAAGAAAGGACAAACCGACTGACCTTGACATACCTATGACATTCGGGTAATATTAGTGGATGTCAATAGCATCTATTATTTTAGCGGCAGCTAAAGCGACCGGTATTCCCGGAGTTCTGCTTTTGGCTATTTGCACGCACGAATCCAAGCTCAACAATGTGGTGGTCCAGGATGACAACGGTAGCCCAAGCTACGGTGTTTGCCAGATAAAAGAGGAAACGGCCAAGATGGTCGGGTTTACTGACTCCGAAGATTTAATGCAACCAAAGACCAACGCTAAGTATGCGGCCTTGTACCTTAAAAAGCAGTTGGACCGATACGATGGCAATTGGTGTAAAGCCACCGCCGCGTACAACGCGGGCTCGTACAATCCGAGCGTGATTCCAGGTAAACCTAGAAACCTTAAATATATCAAGAGTATAACCTTGTTGCTTGACGAGAAACATAAAGACAAGCTCATTTGCGGAGCTAGAAAGATAGCTTCAGAATGATTTTCAATTGGTTCAAAAAAGAGAAATCGATGAACATACTTAGCCTCGATTGTGAATACAATCAACCCAGTCGGAAAACTATTCAGATAGGCGCAGCGGTGTTTAAGGCTCGAACTGGCGAACTCCTAGAAACTGTCGAGATTTACGTGAATCCGGGAGAGCCTATAACGCCTTTTATCACCGAACTAACCGGTATTACAGACGAAAACGTCGCTAACGCTCCTAGCATACTAGAGGCATTTGAGCAGTTGCGTCTTTTGCACAGAAAGCACAAATGCTTCAAGAATCCACTAGTTTGGGGTTCTGGCACGCGCAATGATAGCAGCCAAATCTACGAGCAAGCATATCCGACGCCCGAGCTGCGCGAGACAAATCCCAATTTCATGGGTTTCAGGGTTATCGATGTAAAGAACATTAGTCAGAGTATACAAATATTCCACAATAAGACGGTCAAGGGTGGCCTACAAGCCACTTGTGAGCGCACAGGGATAGGATTTGAAGGGGAACCGCACCGAGCGCTCACGGACGCTATAAACACGTTTCGCGTGTGGCATGAACTAGTGAAGAATTTTAACGGAAAAGGCTTTTAAGACCTGTCCAGAGCGAAAAGAATCGTCTGGCCAACGTAATCGAAGTTCAACTTATACGAACCCTTAATTGGAGCCGTGTGAGATTCATTTGAACATTTGGCTTGTGGGATAAAGAAGATGTCTTCTCCCGTAGAACGGTCTTGTACTCGCAAGGAAATGTAGGGCGAAGCCGCTAAATCGGTAAATAGTGGTCGAATGTTGGAAGCTTGCAGTCCACCGCTATACTTTATCCTGAGACCGGAGATTCTGCCTTTTATAACGACTCTTCCACCTGCAATTTCTTGAGGCCAAGGCGAATCGATGCCGTAGATGCCGTCTTCCCCGTAATCCACTTCTAAAGTGATATTCTGAGTGACTTTATACTGCTTGTTGTTGATGTACAAACGAATTAAAGCGCCAGTTAAGATAATGGATTGCATAGTTCTTTCTCCACAAACCTGAACTGTAATCTAGTACCATCTAATTTACTAGTTAAGTAATTGATTTTTTTTCTTAAAAGAGTTGACAGATTGTTTCTGTGAGCAATCCATAGAATTTCTTTTTCATTCAACTCTTTCCTTGAATGCGCAGTATCTATTTGTTCAATAGAAAAATTGTGAATGCCGTACTTTCTTATAGCATTCGATATTGCAAAGTTTTTATTGGAATATTTTGATGTTTTTACGTGAGATTTCCATCTTGCTTCGATGGACAAAGTGGTTTGACCAACATATTCTTTTCCGCTGACCATATTTGTAATTAGATAAATGCTATACATATGCGTATTATATCACCTAAGGCCCCCAAATTATGGGATTTTCAGAATACTGAGTGCCCCACTTACCAAGACCGATGT